CATCATAAAACCAAGAACTTGGTATTCTTTAAGGTCTTGTGAAATACCCTGAGAATCCATAAGTTTTAAATAGTCATAAAATATAACACAGTCTTTTATTGAACCATCTTCATTGGTTCCTACAACTTTGGAAACCCATCTTCTCATTAATGAGAGCTGCTCGTCAAAACTCTTACCCGCTATAGATTTATAATAAATAGGCACATCAGAAAGTTCTTTAATAGCTTCCTGTATTTTTTGACGCTTAGAGGAAGTGTTAGAAAATTTACCAGTCTCAATATCGTTTATATCTATTTCTGTCATCATGGCCAAAAGTCTGTTGAGATGATCTTCGTGCGTCATTTCTGTGTCTAGATTAAGTACAGGTATACCCTGTTTTGCAATATGCAAACCCATATTATCTACTAACAAAGTTTTACCCGTTTTAGGTCTAGCGGCAATCACATTTACTGTGCTTTTTCTTAAACCTCCACCTATAGATTTATCATAAACAGGAAAGCCTGTAGATATACCGATTTGATCTATAGGATTCTGTATCAGATTCTCTATATAGTCTTCTAAGTCCTTGCTAATTAATATAGGATTATTATCGTTATCATTAAGTTTATTTGTAAAATCAAATACAGTGTCTTCTGCAACATTCAATATCTGTGATATACTTTCCGTTCCATCAATATCTAATAAATTTTCTTTTGCTGTATCTAATTGTTTGTATAGAGATCGAGCTATCGATAATTTTTTAATTTTTGCAGAAAACTTGGCTATATTATTTTGACTTGTATTAAAATGCAAAATAGCTTTTAAATGCTCTATCTCTTCATCTCGCGATAGTATCTGATATAAATTTAATTCTTGAGATGATGACAATATTGATGGTAAATCAATTTGCTTAACATCATGTTGGTCAAATAAATTTTTTAGACACTTGTAGATGATTATATTGCTATCGACAGTAAAACAAGACTCATCCAGAAGCTCTTCCACATCGACATATAAATCTTGTCCAAATTGAATCAATCCAGACAGAACTGCTCTTTCGGCGGATACATCAGTTAACGACATAGTTTATATTAGCCTGAGGATGTTGAGCATTTGTTACATTTATATCTATCTCTAGACTCCGGTAAAATTTTAGCATTTATGGTATCTTCTTTACCACAAACTCTGCATTTAACTTTTATCAAAGACACCGACCTATTTCTGGGAGTAGGAGCATATTGTGCAAGTTTTTTATCTATAGTTGTATCTGACTTATGCATATTCATTTCTGGCATTTCTAAAAACTTATTTTGATGCTCTTCATACGATCTACCCCTTTTTTCTTTGAGTGTTTTGGTATGACTTTTGTTTTTGGAGTTTTTTGTTTTGGGTTTTTCTATTTTTGCATCTACACTTTCATCGTGTATTTGTTCTTCATTTTCTACCACCAGCTTTTGCAAAATACCTATCAAAGCTTTTACATCGTTTTTATCAAGTTCCATGTTTCACCTTATTTTTTTGTATATTCATCAGTATATTGGATAAGTTATTTAGAGAATTAGCTATATAAGATAATCTATTAATTCTTTGTTGCGCATATTTTTTAATTTTATTCAACGAATATGCTTTTTCATTATGCTTTATAGCTTGGATAGATTTTTCAACAAAGCCATAACCTTTATAAGAATTCAGCTCATCTGCAATTACGGTTTTTATTGTTTCGTCAGCCCAATTAAATCTTGCTTGTTCTCTATTAATAGTTCTTTGGGTATGAAAACTAAATTGTGCTAATCTATAAGCTATTTGACCACAATCCTCTGGAGTTAATTTTTCTATTTCATCTCTACTCATGGTTAAGTATGAATTTAACTCAGATTCCGCCATAATTCCAGGATTATATTGTGGTAAACCCATGGATGTTTCATATTCATCTAATATGGTATCCCAATAGGATACTTCTTCTTTAGAATTCATAGTTTTTGTATTCTTTGTTTCCATTGTTCCAAATTTTCGTTGTATGGTAATTCTATATATTCTAGATTGTTATTTTCGCACCAATTCTTTTTTTCTAAATCTCTTTTTTTATGTCTCATAAATCCCAAAGCATTAGAATGATAATGGGCTACAAACTTATAATGTTGCTCTCCGTGAACTTCTATAGCCTTTTTTAATAAAGGTATGTAAAAGTCCAAATACAGTGTTTCTGTTCTTCTAAGAGGAATAGGCACTTCTTGTAAAACGGGTATTGTGGGATATAGGGTTTTTAATAATGCTAGTGTTGATTTATGTAATGAAGACTGTTTTTTTCGATTATTATTTATATGCCCCAATATATTCCATTTTACTCGATTACCATCTAAATCAATTACAAATGTCATTTGAGTCCCATTGTATTTTTAATTTGATCATACAAAGAATCATAGGCATCTTTGTTGTCTACCAAATATTGCCTAACCTTTTCTAGGCCTTGTAATTTTTGTTTATCTTTTTCTTCAAGAAATGATAGTGTATACCAAGATCCTGCTTTGGTTATTAGGCCCATGTCTGAGGCCAAAGTGGCTAATTCCATAGCCTTATCTATTCCTTGTCCATATCGTATATAACTTGTTATAGTTCCTCCAGGAGGACCAATAGCTGAACATTGAGTTATCCATTCAATTTCTTGTCCTATTTGAGTTTCATTATTTTGTGTGCCTACCATCCAGGGTTTATGGAATTTGGCTCTTAGCTTAACATCTGTTTGATATGCTACGGCCTGTCCAGATTTTTCTTTCCACTCTACATTGCCATATCCAGGGTTACCCATCAAATGAGTGATACCTATTACTATGGTCCTATTAACAGGTATAACGTTTGCTACTTTTCTACAAAATTTAGCTAAAAGTTTAGCCCCATCTGCTCTTTGCATTTTATCCATATCCGACGTTATCTCTGCTTCAGTACATAGTGCAGAGTACGAGTCTATTATTAAAACACACTCAGGCTCTTCATTAATAATTCTTTCAGCAATTTGTAAATATTCTTCGGCATGCAGAATTTTTCCTGTTTGAGATCCTATGATATGAAATCTATCTAAATCTAAACCAGATATTCCTTCTAGGTCTCGTTTTTTCAATCTACCTTCTATATTTAGGTAGTACACTGTTCTCGGACCCTTTTCGCCATTATACTCCGGTTTTTGTGCAGTTGCGGCGAAGTCTAAGCTCGTAGTTGTTTTACCACACTTTGGCTGACCTGTAAGAATAACAAAACTTCCTTCTGGTATTCCTCCTCCTAGGATAATGTCCAAAGCCGGACTAACAGGTATAGTTTTTAAATCTTTATCTATTAAGGCTTTGCCGTCTATAATTATGTTATCGCCAAAATTTTTTGTTACAGAATCCTTAATCGCCATTATCTATTTCCTCTAATTTTGATAATATATTTTTTTTTGCTTTGTTTTGCTTTGTCTTTGGTTTGTCAATTCTATCAATCTTTATAGATTTTTTATGAGTTTCCGACAACTTAGCGACCTCTTGTGTTATTATATCTATCAGGTGAGGCGCTCGCAAAGAATAAATTTTTTGTCCTTTTGGGGTTTTGAGCGCTCTAATGATGGGTATAATGTCGTATTTTTTCAAGAGTTTATTGGCTGAAGCTATTTGATTGCGAAAAAATTTCTCCCATTTGGGACTTTGCCAAAATTTAAAATGCAAATCTTCTTTGTTAATTTTTGCTTTATTTTCGCATATCAATTCTGTCAGATATTGAGCTGCAGAAACATCCTTACCATTAGAATATTTGGAAGGATACTTATTATTTGCCATCTTGATTTGGTCTAAAAATATGTTTTTGGTTTCTGTTTGTTTGAGGATCTACATTTTTTTTAACGGTGTCATTCATCATAGAGGCTTCTTGTGTCATAATCATAACATGGTTACTTTTTTTCGCCGAAGTTTGATTAATCATTAAGTTTTTGCTTACGATTTTCTTTGCGGCAGATTTGGAAGCTGTTTTGATAGGATCAGATTTTTTTGTATTTTTACTAGATTGATTTTTTTCTATTGTAGATATAACCTGTTTTGTTGTAATCTTTAATTCTGACGCAATAGTATCTTGATCTTTTCCAATATGGTTTAACCAATTTATTGCATATATTTGGGTTTTATTAAGTCTAGCCATTATTCAGCCTCTCTTTCAGCATTATGCAACCATGACAAATTTTTTGTTCTTAAAAAGTTAAGATATAGATTAAATACTTTTAGATTTACAGCCCTGAATTTAAAGTCTTTACAAGTCTTATCCAAAAATTTGCTACCTATTTCATCCTTACCGTACATACTCATAGGATTGTATATTTTTTTAGAAGCATTAGTTTTAACAAAAAGTCTGTGTGAGCCATCACTTTTTATTATTTTTTTAGCGAAGGTTCTCTCGTCATCCTTTTCCAATCTGGGGTTATTTTGAGAATCTAAAAAGTCATAATCATCTATAAAGCCGTAGTATGCATTTTCAATCAATTTGGGTTCTTCTTCATTGACCACTTTTTGTTGAAATATACAATCGCTTATATCTTGTCTCATATCATCTCCATTTTATTTTTTTAGGTTTATTTATGCGTTTCATGCCTTTTGGTAGAGGTTTTTCTGGCACCGTTTCTTTATAAGAATTATGTTTTCTGTATAGATCATTTTTTTGATCTTCGCTCATAGTTTCTGAATTTCTATGAGCCAAATGACCCAATGTTTTAATTTCCGATTTAGCCAACTTTACAGAAGCATTTATAGTGGTCATGTCTTCTCCATAATCTCGAATAGTATATTCGGATTCACAGATTGAACATTTTACGTTTTCGTTATAGTCCCTAATAGAGCATACAACACTAAATTTATTTTTACAGTCGTTGCAAATGTAAGAATATTCAGGCATAATCAAAGTAAGATTGTGGTAAGTATATTTGCCATTCTGTAGGTATGCTATACTCTATATTAGATAGTTTGTGTGCTATCGGCAAGTATTTGTTAGTTTTTTCCGGCCTAAAAGGCAGTTTAGATAAATTCATATTTGCTTGTTTAGGAGTTTTGTTACCCTTTTTCCTATTGCATACAGAACAACACGTGACTATATTTGTCCAATTAGTTGGAGAACCTAAAGAATAATCCCAGGTAGATTTAGGTATCACATGATCATAAGTTAAATCTTTGGGCAAAAATTGCTTGTTACAATATTGACAAGTAAACTTATCTCTTATAAAAATATTTTTTCGAGAAAACACCACTCCATATTTCAGATATTTAAAATAATGTTTAGTCTTGGCAACGGCTGGTATAGGATGTTTTTTATTATTAACACATTGTATGTAATCATGTTTATAAAAATCTATTATTTCTATACCATAGTTATTATTATTTTCATATTTTATTTTCCAATATATGGCTTTTTTCCAATCTATAATAGATATTGGAGAATAATCCGCATTCAATAAAAGACATTTTTTATGATCAGACCGCATTTTCCAGTGTTTCTAACTTAGCAAGAATTTTACCTATAATAGGATTTCTAATTATGTCATCATTTAACAATTTCGATATTCCTATGTCTGGAACATCATGCAATATTTTGATGAGATTCATAAAGCCACCCTGCATATTTTTATATAGATCTGATTGGCCCGTATCTCCTGTTAAAACCATTTTACTGTCATGACCTATTCGAGTCAATAGCATTTTTAACTGATCATATGAAGCGTTTTGGCATTCGTCAGCCACTACAAAGGCGTTATGAAAGTTTCTACCTCTCATTAAACCAAGAGGTACTACTTCTATTTTATGTTGGGTTTTTAATGCCCCATATTGGCTCATTGGTATAAAGTAAGCAATTTCATCTAATATAGGCAGTAAATACGGATGCAACTTTTCTTCTGCTGTTCCGGGTAAAAAGCCTAACTTTTCTCCAGATTCTACTACCGGCCTAGTTATAATTATTTTTTCAACTTTATCTTCTAGCAAATATTCTAAAGCTATGCCTATCGCGATATGGGTTTTTCCACTACCAGCAACACCTTGACAAAAAGTTATAGTGTTTTCAACTATTGTGCGTATAAAATTATGTTGGTTTGGAGTTCTGGGTTTTAATCGATTCTTATATACAGGATGATGTGATAATGGATTTGTAGCATCTATAACCTTCTTTTTTTTATTTTTTCTCAAAATTTACACCTTTCGAAATAAAGTTAAATTAGACATGCTCCACCCGCACAACTAACTTCCTCTATTCCAGCAGTGTTATCCTCTGTTTCTACTAGTTGTGTATAATCAACTTTTTGATAGCTGTTGAATAAATCACAATAAATTTTCCAATTATAAACGTCTTTCATGCAATATGTTAGACGTTTGATATCTCCATCAAAATATTTACCAGCGAAATTTTTCATTTTCGTGATAAACTTAAGCTTGGATTCATCGTCTTCTGGTTTTGCTTGATCAAAAGTAACATAGTCACAAGCTGCCCATAAATTTTTATCAAAAACATTTAATGCTAATTCTATTAATCCAGAACACCACAAAGCAGCATCGCCATATTCTTTGACAATCTCTCTACTTGTATAAACTGTAGTAAATGGCGCTTGTGGATAATCTTTGTCTCCGCTTTGCGGAATCAAACTAATACCAGCAAAATATTTACGATTATCATAAATATATTTGGTAACAGCATCCCATTCATCTGGTTTAACCGTAACAGTGTTGCTGACATTATGACTTAAATAGTCTTGAGTACATAAATTTTTATTTTTTCCAGCATTTACCCAATTTTTTTGAGCATCTTTAACTACCTCCAACATATCGACCGCTGGCAACTGATTTTTGGTTTTTGCACCATCTGGTACTTCAATTGGAAATTTGATAACTTCATCTGTATTATTTGCTGACCAACTAGATTTTTCACATGCCTGCGGGTTATAATTTCTGAAGTGTTGATATGGTGCTTCTAAAATATTGGCTTGTACATGTCTTATATATCGTTTGGCGTGATGTGGGTGAATGCCAGAGCTAGTACCTAGCATACTACTACTTGTACCTTCTGGTTTTAAGCATGTTACCCTGGCAGCTTGATTTATTCCTATCTTTTTTGATAATTGTTTGTTAGTATCCACAGCAATTTTAGCGCCAGCTTTCAATACTTTTTCCGATAGAACTAGGTCATGTTTTTCCATAATACCCGTTAAAGAAACACCAAGCAGAGCCTCTCTAGCAAAAATTTTGCAACTAATTTCCCCAAGATAATCTAACTTAGTAAAACCAGCTTGTAAAGTACCTATAATAGCTGCGGCTTTACATCTTTCATAAAAATCATTCTCATTTTCTATTGAAGAACAATTAATGGTAGAAAGATTACAACCCTGCCAGCCGCTCTCATTTGTTTCTTCATCAACAGGCCACATGCCCACTTCCACGCAAGGATTGAAAGTCATTTCTGTTGAATCGCTCCAAATAAATCCAGGTTCTCCAAATTCTTTCACACTTTCCATTAATTTTTCGAATTGCTCTAAAGTGGTTTCATTTTTTAGAAGCAATGCGGAATTGTTGCTTCTCGCCCTTTGCGGATTATCTATGTACCAGTTACCTGTTTTAGCCTTAGCCATTTCTTCATCATCAGCACTAAATAATGCTAAACTAGCAGACCTTCTAACCCCACCGCTTAATACCGCATCACTGCTATGCATAACAATATCATAAGCGTCAATTGGGCATAATTTTTTTTGTCCATTAGCAACACAACGATCTAATAGCGCTCTAATTTTTTCTAAGCCTTTAGCAAGAGGTTCATATCCTGGGGCTTTTCCAATACCAGAACTTAATTCAGAACCTTGGGGTCGAATTTCAGAATAATCAAATATAACATATTGATCTTGATATGTTTTAAACCTCGCTTCTGCTGGTTTAACAAAGTATGAACTTAATAAAACACCTAAAGCATCAGCCCAGCCTTCGATACTATCTTCAATCACATACTTTACGCCCTTATCTTTATCTTTTGCCTTTTGAGATAAATTAGGCAATTTAGCTACGTGATGTTTTTGTACACTAAACCCTGTGCCACTGCCGCACAATAATAACCAAAAACATTCTTGAAAAAATCTTAGTCTATCACAATAAGAGCTTGTGCAGTTATAAATTTTTGCATGTCTTTTAAGAATAGGCTCTCCACCAAACTGCAGGCCTCTTTGACTGCCAAGAACTTTTTTCTTGTACATCATATCATACGCCCAATCGATATCTTCTGAGATATTTTGGTCAGCATACATGGTATGCATCATATTTTTAACGCGTTCAACGGCTTCTTTCCATGTTTCTCTTCTATTTTTATTTTCTAACCATCTTGCATACTTACTAACAAATGTATAATTTTGAAGCTCTTGAAGCGCTGACATATTATCCCCTATTGATAAGAGTTAAAAGGCCTAATATAACTAAGGCCTGGAAAGAAATTTGTTGCATGATGTCATTTTTAATTAAAAAATTGATCATATATATAATTAACATTATGTAAAATAGTTTGTTGTATATCATAATACACCGCACAAAATTTTCAACCAAGAAAAATCTACATCAACATATTTTATGTTAATGCCAGACATCGCTATAAATTGATCAAAAATCTTTTTTTGTTTGTCATCAAATAATAATGTTCCATGATTCTTGGCCATTATAACAGTTTTTATGCCTTCTTGCCATAAAGACATTATACAATTATTACAACATTGCCCTGTCACATACGCTATGCCATTTTCTGGTCGAATAACACAATTAGACAAAGCATTGCGTTCAGCGTGTATCATCCAGTCATACTTATCTGGTCTATTTGTGGGTAAAACATCGTCATCGAGCCCTCTAGGAAAACCATTATAACCTATCCCTAGCACACGATTATTTTCGTCTGTAATTACACAACCATGTTTTGTGTGTACGTCGTGACTTTTTTGAGAAATTACTTTAGCTAAGACTAAAAAGTATTGCTGCCATGGTATGTTCATACTTGTATTATACAACGTTGCAGCGATTTGTCAAACGTTATCTGTACAGATTTGTTTTACAAAACTAACAATTAGATCTTCAATATTTTTATTTTGTGTGTTTTTAGCCTTGGTAGTATGTCGCAAAAAATCTACAGAAGATCGTCTTAGTTCATTGAGTTGATCCACGGTGTGGATAACAGTTTTTTGTGGCATGACTTTGTACTTTATTAATTCTTTTTTAAGTTTTGTTTGTATTCTTGTTATTCCGTTTATGTTCTTTGATATAAAATTATTAATAAATGGTCTACTTAATGAGGGTTTGAAATCATTTTTTACTATAAAATAGGTTTTTAAGTAGTGTAACAACCTTATTCTTTGTTTCGTTGTTAAATTCAAAGGATTCCCTAATTTAGAATATAAATATAAAATTTTAATTCTTTCAGTAGTTAGTGACGGATTTATAAACAAATTTTTGGTATTGTCAAGGATAGTGCTTGGTATAGGTGAATAATTTTTGTTTAAGTATCTAATGAAATCCGATACCATATTTTTATTATATGGTAAAAATTCAAGCCTGTTGTCATCAAAAATTCCAATTTGATCAAAAATAGAATACTGTTGTTGTCGCATCAAAAATTCGAACACTTGAGACATATGTTCTGTTGATAATGAATTAAAAACAAATGATTCTTCTACATATTGTGAAAAATAACTAGATAAAAATTCTGGTATAGTTTTTATAACAAATATTATTTTATAATCATATCTGTTTGTTGTTAAAAATTTTTTTAAATTTTCCAAAACTCTAGGCTCATTGCTGCATGATAGTCCTTCACAAGATATTATTGAAATTTTTTTTTTGTCATGTAAACGGCCTACATCTTCAATAAGTTTTTGTTTTAAATAGTCTCGATATTTATCCAAATTTTTTATGTCTTGAACAAAACTTGGTCCAAATGGAACTTTTTTTACGTTTTTCCATCTTTCTAGGATATCATATGGATAAAAACAAAAATTTATTGGTGTACTTGGATTTTTTTTATCGACATCACGCTTGTTTTTTTTGTCGACATATGGCCAAAGATTAACCAT